AACAAACAAGATTTATCAATAGATTTGCATACAGATTTCTTTGATCTGGAAACACAACTTGCGATGACTGATGCCACCAGACATCCGTACTTTGTGTGGAACGGACAAAGTGTTTTTGTTAAAGGAGACCTGGAAGTTGCCACCATTCAGGATTTCACAAACGAAACCAGTTTTGAGACATTGTCTCAGATGAAGTTTCAGGTACTCAAACAGGGTTTCCAACCCAAAAATTCCTCTTGTTTAAATTGTTAAGACAATGTCTGTTTACTCACTCATTTGTCCGACCGTAGGTTGTTACCAGAATTACAACTGCGATCCGGAATTCCAGAATAAAATCATTGCCGTGGCTTATATAAGAAAGTCTGCGGACCTTGACCCTGCTCTTAAAGATGATCCTGAAGCTTGGATGGATGTCTTTATGCAACTCTACCTTGATGGAGATGCTTACCTGACCTTTAACACCTCTGGTGAAAAGCCAAGGCCGGATACTGCAACTACTTCAGGCCGTGGTATGCAGAATACCAAAACCCTTGCAAAAACTCATACCCTAAACTATATGGACATGCAAGGAGTAACACTTACTAATGTCCAGTGGTACTGCGATATGCTATCCTCTGCCCAACAGTATGATTTCTACTACTTCACCCCGAATCGTATCTGGGATGCATCTGGTAGTTATGTAACCGTTATCGGAGATCCGGTTATCACAAACGAACTGAATACCTATATGCAAGCGGAAGTAAGCGTTACATGGGTATCTAAGTGTAACCCTCTGCCGTACACCTTCAATACTGATACCTTCCTTGAAGGTTTGTATTTCATCATTGAAGGACCTTCCGGAATCCCTCCGACCACTTCCTTTACCATTGGCACCACAGATACTGTAACCACCGACTGGAGTGCAGTTCTGAACTATGTGAACCCATTGGATGAAGGTACTCAGGTGTGGACTCTTCAGGCCGGTAGTGATTCTATCCCTTTGGGAATGGAGATCTCCACAAACGGTCAGACCATCACAACCACAGGAGTTGCCGCAGGAACCTACAACCTGAATGTTGTGGTTACAAATGAATCCGGTTGTGTATTCGGTACTTTGAATTTCACAATTGTAGTTGAAGATTAAGTAATCAGATGGAAGAGTTAATCGGGGAAATCGTTAGCAAAATTCTGGATGATGAAATCCGGGAGGGCAGACTTGAGTACATCAAGGAGTCCAGAGAAAAGGCAGAAATGTTGGAGTATCATTTTGAGAATGATTACCCCGAAAAACTCCTCCGCACACAACATCCATCGGAGGAGCCGTGGATGAAGAACTACCGCAAAGAGCGGTGGCAATCTCCTACAAAAATCTGTACAGGCAGGGTGTATACCTTCCTGCAAAAGATTCAACAGTCTGATGATTTTAAGATCCGGTTTGAATCGGATTACAAGAAGACCGGGATAGCGGAGAAGGTAAATGCACAACCCAATACTCTGGAGTATTATGTGCGTTACAATCTGCCGAAGACCTACAAGCTTGAAACATGGGTATTCAATGTATTCCTAAAGACCTACCTACAGGATGCCAATGCCATTGTAGCCGTTCTTCCTGATGTATCCGAATGGATAGAAAAGCCGGACCAGGTTTCTGAACTTGATTTTAGCAAACCATATCCACAGATTTTTGAGTCTGAGGATTTGATTTATGATGATGAGCAGTTTGCCTTGGTCAAAGTCGAAGAATGGAAAGATGATCAGGGGAAAAAGTGGGACCAGTTTCTGGCTATCACTACAGAAGGTCTCCTTTTGTTCCGACAAATAAAACAATACAGAGACCCGAATCCCCTGATTGTTTTCTCCATGCCATTCCGGTTCCTTTACCTACCGGTATTCAAGACTGGCAACATCATCTGTGAGGAAGAGGATGGTCACCTGATTTATGATTCCGTTCTGGAGCCTTGTCTCCCGGCATGGAATGAAGTCTTGTTCCGTACAGATGATTTGAATGTCATGTTTGCCGTTCATGCCTTACCCCAGAAGTGGGCATTGAAGATGTCTCCATGTAAGACTTGTAACGGAACCGGAGAGAGAGTCAATGGTAAACATGAGAAGGTAGGATGCAACGATTGTAAAGGCTCTGGAAGGGCCTCCAGTACTCCGTTTGGATTAATGGAGATAAACCTTGACCGTGTATCTGCAATCAATCCTACACCCCTTGTACCGCCTGTACCTCCGGCAGGATACATAGAGAGGCCGGTAGACTCTGTAAGATTATTCCAGGAGGACATTATCTACAAAGAGTTTCAGGGATTCAAAGCAATCGGTCTGGAGATCCTTGGTCAGATTCCGGCAGAGCAATCCGGTATTGCCAAGCAGTATGACCGGAAGGAACTGAATACCTTCTGCTATTCTGTGTGTGTGCATCTGGCAAAGATTTACCGGATGACTTGTTACCACATCATGTACCAGAGGTATAACAATCTGTTTGCCTTAAACCTGATGAGTGATGACAAGGTACAGAATGCTCTTCCGGATATCACGGTGCCTACAGAGTTTGATGTACTTACTGCCGGGATGATTTCGGATATGCTTTCCGTAGCAAGGATAAACAACTACAATCCAATCATTGTGCATGGGATTGAACTGGATTACACGGAGAAGCTTTATGGGGAGAATAGCAATCAGTTAATCTACCTGAAGATTATCAATATGCTTGATCCATTGCCTTTCAAGAATTCCAATGAGAAATCTCTTCTGGCAGAGACCAATGGGTGTAGTAAGCAGGATTACATCCTGTCGGTAAACCTACCGGCCTTTGTCTCCCAGTTAACTCAGGAAGATCCATTGTGGTTTCAGAAACCAATCCTTGAGCAGAGGGCAGATGTGGAAAGACTTGCATCACAAAAGCTTGCCCAGATTAATTCAGGGATTGTGCCGCTAATGCCGGAAGTGCAACCATATATTGAGATTGAGGATAGAGAAGAAAGTCAATAAAAAAAGGGGCGAAAGCCCCTTCTTCATTTATGGAGAGTAGTTTATAGTTGACCAATTGAATCCAGGAACTTAATATCAAAGTAGGGACTGGCCTGAGCCATTACCCTAATCTTAACATCAAAACAATCTTCGACTTCCTGAAAGTTCAGGAGATCTTCGATGGTTACATCATCCTCCTCTGGACCAATCTCAATGCGGAGTAATACTTCGTAAGTCTTAATCTTGTTTTCCATATTTTTGGTTATTGTTTCTGCAAACTTAGAAACAGAAATATAAACTGCAAAAAAATGGCAGAAAAAAACCAAGAAAAAATAATCAAGGCCATTGAAGCTTTACAAGCCAAGCTTGAGGCCCAGATGGAATCTGCTTTGCCTGAAGTGTTTAAGCAGTTATCCAATGAGGTGATTGACCTTGTCTCTGAGTTATCCTTAGATCCTGAAGATAGAGCAAAAAACCTGATTGAGATTATTGCCCTGAAAAGAAAGATAGGGGATGCCTTGGTTAATAACCCTCTTTACCAAACCCAGGTTCAGGCCATTACCGAAGGCTTCAAAGAATTGGCAAATCTCTCTGATGATTTTATGAGTACAATTCTGGATGACTATTCCCGGAAGCAGGATTTATACAAGGCCATCCTGAAAGCCAATGTTGAAATTACAAAGGATGCTCTTCTGGGTGCCGGAGTTAGAACCAACTTTGAAGTTGCCATCAGGGAATTACTCAAAGCAAACATAGCCGGTGTAGGAGATAAGAAGGAACTAAGGAAGGTGCTAACCCAGTTTATCCAAGGTTCCGAAGCAGAGAAGCCATTTCTACAGAGGTACATCACTCAGGTAACCAATGATTCGGTTATGATATTCAATCAGGAGTACCTAAACACAATTTCTGAGGATCTGGATATTGAGTACTACATATATTCTGGAACAATCATAAAGGACTCCAGACCTTTCTGTGTTGCCAGAACCGGAAGGTTGTTTACCAAAGAGCAAGTAAAGGCTTGGGGAAAGCTTGGGCCATGGCAGGGGAAGATACCT